AAAACAAAAGCGTGAACGTAGCTTTAGTAATAAAACAATTCAGGTGATTTTTGAAACCGTTGGTACTGAATATGCGCTTAAAACAATTGTGCATGACACACTGGCCAACCGAGTAATTTCATACATTGCTCAGAACGAAAGTGATGCCAATCTGATTACCCGGATAGCAGACGAACATGATGCTATTGCTACGGTAAAAAATGGCCACTTAATTTTATTGCCACGTGGAGCCAGTCAAACAGCTTCAGGATTACCCCTTCCTACCGCCCAAATTTTTAGATCTGATGGTGATGGCCACAATTACACAACTGGTACTGGCACTGACCGAATTACAGGCGTTAAAGCGTTCTATTACGATGCTGGTAAATCTAAAAAGCTATATGTGGTGATTGGTGATAATGAAGAAAATTTAAAAGAGATCCGTTACGTCCACCGCGACAAAAAAACAGCTGAACTTGCTTGCCAAGCTGAATTCAACCGTTGCAAACGTGCGTCTCAGAAATTGTCATATACCTTTGCCTTTGGCCAACCCGAACTTATCCCGGAACAAGAGTTTGTTTTTACTGGTTTAAAACCACAAATTGATGACATCGTATGGCTGGGCACCAACGTCACTCATAATCTAACTGACGGAGGGTTCACAACGAGTGTTGAGCTAGAGGTACAGCTACCAGATGCAGATGATGTTTCAACTCTTTTTGAGCCTGATAAAGAGGGAGATAAAGAATTAAAAAAACAAAATAAAAAACGGACCGGCCGTAACTACGCCGACTACACCGGAGTAATCGTTTTTTATCGTGAGAATGGGAAAGACCAGAAGCTTACTTCGGGTGATCAAAGCAATCCTTTAAAACTCATTAAAATTTATAAAACAAAAAAGACAGCGACTATTGCTTTAAAAAGAGAACAAGCCCGAATTGATAAAGTTAAAAAGGGCAAATAAAAAAAATCCTTGCTTTGGGGAAGCAAGGACAAAAGGGTAATCAATTTTCGATACAAATTATTATAAATCACCATTTATAGTGATTTTGTTATAAAATCGTAAATAATTAAACCAACAGGTAGCGAAATGGCTCGACCAAGATCCCGTTATAAATGCCCTCACTGCGGCGAACCCTTTTCAATCCGTTCAAGTACTGAACTTAATC